TTTACCGGGAGGGCAGGGAGGGGAGGAGATTCCGTACCGGCCTTACGACATGAAAACTTTGATGCGAAAACTAGACCAGATGGGTCTCCCTGGTATGTGAGGCTGGCCCCTATGCTACAGTTAGTCTTATGGCTAACCAAAACGATAACAAAGTAACGCTCGCGGACCTGGACCTCAGCGGAATTGAGGGCTTTGAAGGGTTTGAGAACACTGACGACAACACGCCCATCGAACCGGTTGAACCAGTCGAGCCTGTAGGCGACGACGAGCCCGTAGAACCAGTCGAAACCGTAGAGCCGGTTGAGCCAAAAGACGATGGGCCAATCTCTTGGGGCGAAATCGAAGACATCGTCCCCGAACCCCTCCACGAAGACATCAAACCTCTCGTTGAAGAATGGCGCAGACAATACCAGCGCGTCATCGAGGAAGCCAGCCCGTACCGCAAGTACATAGAGCAAGGGGTCAGCGAAAAAGATATGGACATGGCAGTCCAAATCCAGAGGGCCCTCATACAGGACCCCCGCAAATTTTATGATGGTCTAGGCGAAACTTATGGGTGGGGACGTGACGCGCAACAGCTCGCCCAACAGCAAGTACAGCAAAGGCAGGCGCCCTCCAACGAAGACGGCTTATACCTAGACGACTGGGGCAACCAGGTACAAGCGCCAGAAGATGACAGCCAAGGGTCAAAACAGCTCGCAGAAGCCATGGCGCGCCTCGAAAGAATGGAACAGTACCAGAACGACATGAACACAAGACAAGTTCAAGAGCAACAGCAAGCTGCGGGGCGTGCGCAACTAGACAGCGAACTGAACAAGTTGCAAGAAAAGTATGGGGACTTCAACCGCCAAGAAGTCGTAAAGCGTGCAATCGCGAACTCTTCCCAAGGTGGGGAGCCCAGCGTGTCGAAAGCTTTCCACGAAATGCGTGACTACGACGAAAACATTCGTAGGAAGTACGCATCGAAACGTCCCCCCAAAGTAATGGGTAGTGGCAACGGGATGAACGCCCCCGAACCGCCCGACCTCACATCAGAAGATTCCAAGAGAAGTGCTGCTTTGGCTTTAGCGATAAGGTTGGGCGCACAACAATAACGCAAATTATGTGAGACTCTGGTAACATTTTCTGTGAGGCCGTCCTTACGGCTTGGTAACAAAAGAAATAGCATTACCCCCCAAGCCTACGAAAGGAAAACATTATGGCTGATGGCGTATCGCTTTCCATCGGAACTGCAATCCTTAAACAGATTTATTCCGAAGGTGTAAACGAGCAGATTAACAACGAAACGGTTGCTCTTGGACACATCAAGAGCACCTCAAAGAACATCACAAACGTCGGTGGTGCTGGAGTGAACTTCACTGCACACTTCGGACGTAACCACGGTATTGGTGCACGAAATGAGCTTGAGGTTCTGCCCACAGCGGGACAGCAAACTTATGCTCGTGGTTCCACCGGACTGAAGAGCCTCTACGGAGCGATTCAGTGTACCGGTCAGGTCATGTACCAGGCAAAGAGCAACCCTCAGGCTTTCATTGACTATGTCGGTGAAGAAATGTCCAGGCTGAAGGAAGACCTTGCTAAGGACCAAAACCGTCAGGTTTATGGTGACGGGACAGGGACACTCGCAGTAACTACAGCGACGTCTTCGTCTTCCACCGCCATAGTTGTGGACTCAGTACAGTACCTCGAAATTGGTACTCGTCTTGACGTTCTCACCTATGCCACCCTCGGCAACCCCACGCCGACAGTCCGCAACACGAACTACCTCACCATCTCAGCAATCAACGAAAGCACCTTGACCATCACGGTTGATGTTGCTCAGTCGGTTACTGTTGGTGACGCGCTCGTGCGTTCCTCGAAAGTCGGCGCTGTCGGCACAAACTCGTGGAACAAGGAATGGACCGGGTTCGGTGCAATCATCAAAGACTCGGGAACTATTTACGGTATCGACCCGGCAACCTACGGTGATTGGAAGTCGTACCTGGCGGTGCCTGCTGACGGTGGTGGGGCTCTCGTTGAGCTTGACCTCGACAACATCATCCAGAACGTTCGCAAAAAGGGTTCACGCCCAAGCCGGATTATCACCACTCCTGGTGTGTACCGGGCTTACTGGAATGCGCTTCAGGGTATGCGCCAGTTCGTCAACAAGACCGACCTTAACGGTGGTGTTGGTGGCGGGCTTTCGTTCACGACTCCCTACGGTGACATTCCGATGATGACCGACTTTGACGCACCTGCTGGTGTGGCATGGTTCCCCAACGACAAAGAGCTTGCTCTCAACACCAACGTAGGTTGGGAATGGATTGATGAGCAGGGTGCAACCTGGCAGAAGATGCCTGGTGTTGACGGGTTCATCGCAGAAATGCGGAACTACTCTGAGCTGACGACTTATCGCCGGAACGCCCATGGTAAGCTGAGTGGTATCACAGAGGTCTAAAAACTTCTCTTCTCCCCTCGCAACAAGAAACCCCCGCCACAACCCTTCCTGGCGGGGGTTTCTTGTATCCTTAACGTATGGTTACTTTATTTAAGAATTTGGACTTGCCCCCAGCGGGTAGGGAAGCAGCACAAATCATCAACGATTACAACCATGAGTTGTTTTTGGAGAAGCTCCCACCGGGGCACCCGTACCTTGCCGACCAACCCAATAAACCCTACGCATTGTTCCATAAACCCATGGGGTTGCCGGAGTACATTATTGCTGCATACCCCGAAAGTATGCTCGACGCCCGCATTGTTGCCCAAGTGTTCGAGTGGGATACACACCGGTACGGGAAAAAGCTGGACAAGTTTGATGCGTTGGGGCACGCGAGGCGCGTCATGGACGAACGCCGTAACGCTGACCGAAAAGAAGAAAAGCGTGAGATGATGGAATATAAACTCGACAAGAGACGCTGGAGTTAACTATGCCCGCAGAAATCTTTACCAAAACTGGCACTCAGGTGTCTGTGCGTGTCAAACGCCAGTTTGGGGACCCTGATGGGCGCCAAATAACAGATAACGACATTCTGCTGTGGATAAACTCTGCACAGCAAGAGATTGTCTCCCAGAACCCTATTCTGAAGGAAACTACGGATACTGACGTTGTATCAGGGCAGGACTTATACACATACCCTGCACAGCGAGTGCAATATATTGAGGCCCTCCATTACAGTGGTGTGCCGTTGCAGTATTACTCTTTCCAGGAAGCACAAGAGTATATTCTTTCCACCCCTGACGCTGCCACGTACCCCACAAACGTGAAGCCTAAGATTTGGTATGAGCGTGCAGGGAACGTGTACTTGTACCCAAAACCAATGGAAAATGTAACAAATGGGTTACGACTGTTCTATGTGGCGCAACCCCTAGAACTCGATGCGCTGAGTGATACGCTGACCGTCCCAGACAAATACTTCCAGCGTGTCGTGGACTTTGTGTTAGCCAGGGCGTACCAGTTGGATGAGAACTGGGAAGCTGCCCAGTACAAGCAGCAAGAGTATTCGATTGCTATGGGGATGCTCGCGAACCAACAAAACGTGGGGCAAACAAACACATACCCCACTAACACGGCGCGTATTGAGGACCTCTAATGGTGGGGGCAACATCACAGGATGGTTACAGTGAGTTAGGTAAGAGCAGCCGGTCACAACGTGTTGACCTTAAATCCTTCAACGGCGGGCTCAATAACGTTTCTGACATTACAACCATTGACGACAGCGAACTGCACGAATCAACCAACTTTGAGTTGGACTCCAACGGTTCCCTCGTATCCAGGCCCCCCATTGTCAAAATAGCTGACCCCCCAGTCTCTACTGAGACGATGGAACATTTGGGGTATTACACGGACACCGACCAAGTTATTTACGCTGTTATTGCAACGTCGCTCGGCACATACCTGTTTGACACGGTCAATGAAACCTACGAACAAATGACGACTATTGTGGGGTCGGGGGCAGCGCAACACAACGACGACCTCTACATTTGTAGCTCCACTGTGCCGGGAGGGTACTGGAACGGCACAAGTTTCACCCAACTCAACGGGGTGGACCCCATGCCTGTAGGGGAACAGCTTGTGCTGCACAAGTCACGGTTTTTCCTTATTTCGCGAAACGCGTCATACAACCGGGGACGCATCTACTTTTCTGACATTACGACTGCTGTGCCTACCAGCATCAACGACTGGGACTCTGATAACTACTTTGATGTGTCAAGGGGTGACGGTCAGCTCATCACCAAAATTCTGTCGGCCCCCAACGAACTGTTCATTTTTCGTGGGCAAAGCACGTATTACTTCCGGTATGAGACAGCGCCCATCGCTGGAACATTACAAGTGTTGGACTCCACTGTGGGGGCCGACAATAGATACTCTGTTGCAGAGTACGAGTTCTCGTACCTGGTATTAAACAATGGGCGCCTGTACAGGTTCGTGTCATACCAGTTCTACCCACTAAACGACATTCGTAGAATCCAGTTCAAGCAGACACAGATTACTTCCGAACTGGAACTCTTTTCCGCATTAACCGTATTTGGGAGGCGCGCTGTTGTCTGGTTTGGTGGTGGCATGTATGTCCTGGACCTCGAAAGCGGGTCGTGGACGTCATGGGACAGCCCAACTACACGTTTTGGTTGGGGTATCCTTGTGCCCCGAGTTCAAGACGATTTGACGCCTGACAGCATGATTGGTGTTACAGGGGTTCTCACCACGAGTTTCAACGGCTTGTACAAAGCCACGGACGCGTATTTGTACGAAAACGTTGAAGAAATAGTGTGTACCGCGCAAACCAAATCCTTCGACTTTGAAATCCCCGACCATTGGAAACGCCTGTTTTACTGGTCGGCTGACGTGTTTACGGCCCGCGACATTGACGGTACAGCAATACCTGTACAGTTTTCTTCTGTCGTAGTGTCATGGGATGACATGGAAACGTACACCTGGGATGGGTTAGAAGCTGGTACTTGGGACAACATTTTGACTAAGAACCCTGCTGTGTTGACAGAGATTGTGTACCCGTCAACGACTGCGTACAGGGTGAACGCTACGTTCCAGAAAGATATGCGGTTCCGGCGTTGTTCGTTCAAGGTACAACTGACCACTGATGGGACTGCGCTTACGGGTCCTGCCAGAATCATGGCTTTGTCTATCCACGCAACAACGAAGAAGGGTATCTCAAGCATTCTGCAATAATGTGAGCTATTATGAGGCAGGAACGTTTCTTAGGGAGTTATCATGCAACAATCGTATGAGCTTGGCACCTACGCCAAGAACCCTTACGCTGCCGGTCAGCAACGGTACGGCCTCTCGGCTACTTCTACCCCTAATGGTGGCAGGACGGCCAACAAAGAAGGTTACATTGACAGGGAACGTCGCAACAAGATGAAACGTAACGTGTATTTGCGTTGGATGCAGGATAACAGTCAGGGTGCTTATGGCACTTCTAACGCCATGAGACGAGGCAAATAATGGTT